TCGAGTACACCTTGAAGGATACCCGCTGTGAACGGTGGGAGCGGTTCATTGCAGAGGTCACTTGCAACGATACGGACAAGGCCGAGTATTTGCAGAAAGCTCTTGGCTACTCCATGCTCGGAAGCGCTAACGAAGAGTGTATGTTCATTCTGCATGGCAAGACCACCAGAAACGGCAAGTCTACCATGCTGAGTGCCATTCACCATTTGCTCGGTGATTATGCTTCCGTTTCGCCGGTGTCGATCATCTGCAAGTCTGAGAAGAGTAAGAACGCAGAAGCGGCAAACCCCATGTTGGCTTCTCTGAAAGGCAAGCGCTTTGTCACGATGGCAGAGAGCAATCAGTATGGAAAGCTGGACGAAGAAACCATCAAGCAGCTCACCGGTGGCGAAGAGATCAAGGCCAGAAACCTTTACGAAACCGCTACCACCTTCCTGCCGCAGTTCACCCTTTGGCTGTCCTGCAATGATCTTCCCTCGGTCAACGACAAGTCCCTGTTCGCTTCTGACCGTGTGCGGGTCATTGAGTTCAACCGCCACTTCACCGCTGCCGAGCAGGACAAGAGCCTGAAAACCGAGTTCCAGACTGAGGAAGCCATGCAGGGCATCTTCACATGGTTGGTTGAGGGCTACTTCAAATACAAGCGCTTTGGCCTTGTGATGACCGAAGCCTTGCAGAAGGTTGTCAGACAGTACGAGCGGGACAACGATCTGGTGTTGCAGTTCCTCGAAGAGAAGTGTGAGAGAAGCGAGGGCGGCTCCACCCGCCAGAAGTCCCTTTACGATGCGTACAAGATTTGGTGTAAGTCCAACGGCTACTACGCTTGCAGCGCCAAGCGGTTTAATGCCGATATGGAGGTTCACCCTGAGTGGCATGACGGCAAGGTGACGGTGCAGGGCTACGCTTCTTACCGAGGTATCAAGCTGAAAGGAGTCGTGTAATGGATTTGCTCGAAAGCTATTTCTTTTCCGATCTAAAATATGAGAATACTCCTGCTTCTCTGCGTGGCGGTAGAAAGGTTCGCCCTCTGAGCCGCCACAAGGAGTCCCCTCGTGCTTTGTATAAGAAGCAGAAGCGTTCCAAAATGGCTAAGGCAAGCCGCAGAAAGAACCGGAAGTGAGGTATCCCATGAACAAGAAGAATATGCGCCGTGTGTCTATCCTTGTGACTGCTCAGACCCTCGGCAATCTGGAAAAGCTGGCTGCTATCTCCGGCTACCGTGAGATCGGAAGAGTGGTCGATAAACTGGTTCGGGAGAAGATGATCTCCCTCAATCCTCAAGGAAGGAGCAAGCAAAATGAGCAATTTGAAAATCTTTACAGAAAACATTGAGCTGGAAGCTCTCAATCAGGTGTACACCCTTATCAAGCAACCGGCCTTTGCAGACTGTAAGGTTCGTATTATGCCCGATGTTCACGCCGGTGCTGGCTGTGTGATCGGCTTCACCGCAGACCTCGGAGAAAAGGTCATTCCGAATATCGTGGGCGTGGATATTGGCTGTGGTATGCTGACTGTGGAGCTTGGCAACATTGACCTCAATCTGGCTACCGTAGATCAGATTATTAGAGCCAAAGTGCCGAGCGGCAGAAATGTCCACGAAGGTAGACCCTTTGCCTTTGATCGGCTCAAGGAACTGCGTTGTTACCGTGAACTGAAAGACACCAAGCGCCTTGAAAGAAGCATTGGTACTCTCGGTGGTGGCAATCATTTCATCGAAGTCGATGTGGACGAGGACGGCACGAAGTACCTCATTATCCATACCGGCAGCAGAAACCTCGGTAAGCAAGTCGCTGAATACTACCAGAACCTCGCTATCGAGATCATGCAGGGCAAGGACGAACTCTACGCCAAGCAGGAGCAGCTTATCGCTGAGTACAAGGCTCAGGGTCGCAGAAAGGAAATCCAGAAAGCAATCAAAGAACTTCACAGAAAGTTCAACCCCAACCCTCTGAATATTCCTAAAGACCTCTGCTATCTCACAGGCAAGTACCGTGAAGACTACCTTCACGACATGGAGATTTGTCAGCACTTCGCTTCTCTCAATCGCTATCACATTGCCAACACCATCGTTGGTGATCTCTTCGGCGCAGACATTGCCTACTGGAAGCTGCCGATGTTTGAAACTATCCACAACTACATTGAGTTCGGAACCAATATGGTACGCAAAGGTGCTATCTCTGCCAAGGCCGGAGAACCCCTGCTCATTCCGATCAATATGCGTGACGGTTGTATTCTCGGCAAGGGTAAAGGCAATGAGGATTGGAACTGCTCTGCCCCTCACGGCGCTGGTCGTATCATGAGCAGAAGCAAGGCCAAGGAGGTTGTATCCCTCAAGGAGTTCGAGGACTCTATGCAGGGTATCTTCACGACTTCCGTTGGACAGTCCACCATTGACGAAGCTCCCATGGTCTACAAGCCTATGGCAGAAATCGTGGAGAACATTGCCGACACGGTTGAGATTGTGAAGATCATCAAACCCATTTACAATTTCAAAGCCAGCGAGTAACAGAAGGAGGTGCAGAAGTAATGGCAGAAGAAGCCTTACAGAAGGTCGCAGAAACGGTTGTCAAAAAGAAGCGGCCTGATAAATCTGAACAGAACAAAGTGCAGATGGCAGCGGGTGAGAACAGCGCCTATAATTCTCACACTCTCCGCATTGCCACCCTGCCGGAAATTGACCATCGGGACGCTACCGCAGTATGGAACCGTATTGCAGAGTATTTCTCGATCTGTCAGGAAAACGATATGAAGCCCTCTGTGTCCGGTCTGGCTCTGGCCTTTGATGTTGACAGAAAGACTATTTGGGCATGGGCGAATGGTGTAGACTGTCCCAACCTTCCTATTGAAGTCAGAAAGGCAATCCAGAAAGCCTATCGAATGTTGAACGCTCAGATGGAAGACTATATGCAGAATGGTAAGATCAACCCTGTATCTGGTATCTTTCTCATGAAGAACAATATGGGCTATCAGGATAAACAGGAGGTTGTATTGACTCCCAATTCCCCGCTTGGAGATCAGACAAGCCCCGAAGAGTTGCAACAGAAGTATATCGAAGCTGTTGGAACCGCAGAAGACGCAGAAGAGTAATTATTTACAGAAAGACCGCCAGAAGGCCGCAGAAGGGCTTTTTGGCGGTTTTATTGTTTTCTTATAGAAAGGTCACAGAAGGGACTTTTTATATATTGGAAATATTGCAGAAAGGCCGCAGAAGGGCTTTCTTTTTTTTATTTATCAGAAAGCGCAGAAGGGCGCAGAAAGGACTTTTGCGCCGGTGGTCGTGCTGCTTGCCGGTTGCCCTGTGGCGGCTCATGGGCAAAGGAAAAGCGCCCTGCATCATGCAAGGCGCTTTCTGTGTTTGGTTTGGCTCGTCCAATGGTTTACCCGCTGCCGCAGCTCGTCCGCATCAATCATGGGTATTTCGTGCAGGGCGTTTTTCTCAGGGGTCATATAATAGGCGTATCCATAGCGGGGCAAGGCTTCGCAACCTTTCACGCCTAATATATTCCGGCTGTCCTGTGCCGATCTGGTACGCAAGGCAACACGGCAATCAAAGTTACATTTTATTTCAGTTGGTAAAACTTTTGCAATCGGGGTTTGTGTGGCTAAAATTATATGAACCTTTGCGGCTCGTCCGATCTGTGCAAGGCGTTGCACCTTTGGCATGATATAGCGTTTATCTGTGGTCATAAGGTCGGCGAACTCGTCAATAATCAAATACAAGTCGCTGCCGGTGTACTTCTTCACCCGCTGGCGCTGCATGGCCTTGTATCGGGTTTCTGTGATCTGTAAAGCATGGTCAAGGGCTTTTCGCATTTGGTCGGGTTCGCTTGCGTAGGCTATTGTGTGCGGTAAAGTCTTGTAGTCGATCAATTCAACCCTTTTCGGGTCAATCAATATAAATTCCTTTGCACCGTCACCGGCTCCGCATGGGCTATATAGTGCCGTGTAGATTAGGGCATTTATAACCACACTTTTACCGCTGCCGGTTGCACCGGCTACAAGTAAATGCGGCTGTTTCAGCATATCGGCGTATAGGGTGTAATATTCGCCGGTGGGCGTGGTGTACTTCTTACGGAAGGAAAAAAGAGGGGGCATTATTACACCCCCTCATAAAGTCCGTCAAACTCTATCCCCAATTCAGCGAATACGGCTTGAACGGCTCCGAGCTTTGAAACGGCGGCAATATAGCGCCGCTGGGCTTCGTTGTATTCTTTGCCCTTTTTGGCTGTCCGCATTTCTGCAAATGTTTCGTTTTCTTCCTTATACCAACGGTTATAAAGCCGTTTCAGGTTGTCAGCGATCTGCTGCCGCTCTTGTGCGCTGCTCGTTTCGAGCTGCTGAAAAATTCCCTTGTCCATCATGCAACCCCCTTTTCAAAATCGGGAATTGTTACGATCTGAACAGTTACCCACAAATCAATGTATTGTGTGGAATAGCCGGAATAATCGCCCTTGTCAAAGTCCGTTTTTCCGGTAATGACAAAACCAACTTGCACCGGTTCGCCGTTCTTACCGTCAATATACATGGGGTTCCGGTTCTTAATTGCGTTGTTGCTGATCTGGATATAATCACGATCCTGCACCTTTTCCCGCCAGAGGTTCAAGGCCGTTTTCAGGTCGGCGGCTTCGATCTTGACAGGGCGCACAATATCGGCATCAATCCACCATTTTTTATTATTGTGCGGCTTCATGGTTGCCGTGGTTTCAAATCTGTAAATACTCATGGTTAAAAGCTCCTTTCTCTGGTTCTTCCAGACTCCCGCCGTTAGGCGGGGCGCTTGCGGCTTAACTGGCTTTTTATACTCGCCGCAACGAGTCACTTTCTTGTGCTTCCTGTTTCAGTTCATCAACCAGCAAGCGCAAGTCCTCAATCATAAACCATTGCTTTTTGGTCAAGTTTTTATTGTGATATGCAAAATAGGAAAATATATCATCAATCTGTTGCAGCTTTTCAGGGGTCATATTTACACCGCCTTTCTATATGCTCTGTAACTGTCGCTGTTCTTGCTATGGTGGGTATCCTCAAAGGTAAAGCCGCAATCCTCAAAGACTGAGCGCCAACAAGATACACCACACCCGCCGTCAATCCAAGGTATACCGTTATCGCCGGTATAGATGGAATAACTAAACTTGCCGCCGTTTTCGGCGTGGTCGTAAAGCATACGCATAAATTGCGGGTTATGGTTGCAAGCGCTGGCAATAGCGGCGCTTTCCTTATCATAGCCGCACCCGCTGGCCTTGCCTTCTGTGGTCGTGGCTCTGGTTCTGCTGCAAGCTCTGACTTCTGCCGTTGGGTTTTTACCCCATGTTTTATTGTTGTACCAGTCAACGGAAAATGTGACGCTTTCCAGAGGGTCACAAGCTGCTGCCGCTTCGAGCTTTGCAAGGGCGCTTGCTCTGTCCTTTTCGTTTTCACGATCAAAGCGGACAAGCATTTTCTTTTTACACAGTTCGGGCAATGGCTGATCTTCGGGCGTGGCTTTTGCGGCCTGATATGCTGCTTCGGTCATTCTGTCCCGATAATACCAATGGTTCAATGCGTGACCGGTGGTGATGGTTTCAAGGTCATTTGCAAATGTAGCTTTGCGGGTATCATGGTATGCGTTTACCTTAGCTTTAAGATTTTCGTACATGGTTTAAGCTCCTTTCAATAACTCATGTTTGCCGTGGCGTAACTCGATAAAAAAGCGGGGTTCGCTGTCGCTTTCTGATAATCCCATTATAGGGATTTTACACTTACTTGTCAAGAGTAAATGTAAAATAAAATCATGATTAAATGTAAATAGTTTGTGAAGTGCCGCCGCTGGCCTGTTTTCAGGGCTTGCAAGGCCGGTTTTCCCTGCTGATCTGGTCATTTTCGGCGCTGCCGGTTGCCGGTGGGCGGGGGATATTGGAGCGGGAGCGAGGGCGGGGTGAGTGGCGAAAATTCCGCAAAATATAAAAAGACCCTCTTATCGAGAGTCTTCACAAAAATAACCCACCCATGAAAAAGCCTTTATTTTCAAGGGTTTTTCGATTGTAGGGTGTACCATTTCTCAAAAATGGTATAAGTCCTCTATATAGAGCGTTCTATAAGGGAGTTTATAGGAAAAATTG